CCAGACATTTTATATCCCTATTTTTAGAATTCTAATTTAACTCGTATCAATGCCTCTCTTGTAAATGATTTCAATAACGGTTTACTTAACTTCGCTATAGCCAGTAATTCGTTTCTGTCATTGTATAAGCCAACAGTTGTTATATAAACCTTAGGGTCTCTATACATTGATGGGTGAGCAAATGCTCCTTCAGAACCACTGGTAAACGATGGGTTATTACTAAAGTTATATTCAGCGTTTTTAAGTCTTATAAAATAGTGAGTAGCATATACTTTTTCAGCAGACCTTGCTTGGAATGATGCTGACGTTGCAGAGTTTCCTGAACCTACAGATACAGAGCTTGTAAAAAACCCTACCATATCATTAACTATGTGGTTTACGTTTGACGAACCTACGTCTAAATCTGTTGTACCAGGACACCAGCAATAATTAACCTCATGAGAACCTGAATAGTCGAAAGCTCTTGGTGAAAGCATTATCACTCCCATATCTGGATAAAACCATCCATATTGAGTAGCTGACGCATCTGATGTTCCTAACGAACCTGTAATTACTTTATATAAAGCTCCTGCATCTCCTAATGTCGCACTGTTAACTGCGCTATCATCTGTTAATGTATATAAACCTCCACGGTTTGCTTGACCAGGAAAACCAAATGTTGAAGAAGAGATTGTTAATTCCCAATTACCAGGGTCTACTCTTTCTTTATATCTTTGTCTGTTGACGTTAATGAAAAATGAACCTGTTTCGTTAAATGTTGTACCACCTGATGTTATTGTAAAGTGTTCATCTCCAGGTGCAAGTAATAAATTTCTATATTGTTGATATACAGTTTTAGTTGGTGTCATACCTTCAGAAGCATATTCTGATATTGGTGCAGAACCTGAACCATTTGAGTTACCATAAGCGACAGCAAACTGAGGTTCAGCTGAAGCAGTTAATTGAGGTTCATCTCTATATATCTCTGCGTAGTAAAGTCCTGATGCTGCTTTCTGTACAGATGATGTATATAACTCTGTATCTACTAACTTTAATTCACCATCATTGTTTGACCACATTGCAGCCGTAATAGTATCTGCTTGTGCGTTTTCGATAACATCACCATTTTCAAATGCTGTATATAGAGGAGTAACCGAACGCCTAACAGGAGATGTAAGTCGTCTGTCTCTTTGTCCTACTCGTGTAGAATAATTTCTTGATAGTGCATTATCTCTATTAAATCTTGTTGCCATTTGCTATTCCCTATATTATTTTTCGTAGTAATAATCTTCAACTAAGTTTGTAGCTGTAGATTCTTTCTTAACTGTAATGTTTATCGTTACATATCCACCAGTTTCATTTCCAATTATTGTTAGTGTAGTCTGCTTGTCTTCTACTGGTTGAGCTTTTGCTACGATTTCGAATCTTGTACCTGTAACTGATACAGAATTTCCAGTATCTCCTATAAAGTCAGCAACTGTTGGATTATATCTTGTGTTGATTCTTCCACCGGATGCTACATTAAGATAACATGCATCTGAGTCTGCAAGAATTGCTGTATAACCATAAGTCGCATTACCATTAGCAAAGTTTGCTGTATTAGGAGTTATAGGTGCTTTATCACCACCATGCGTTAATACAATAGATGTAACACCTACAGTAACGCTAGGCATTCTAGAAATATTTTTTGGAAGCGTAACTAATTTATGTTTCATAACGTAATTTTCATTAGGTACAGCTTCTACTATAGGCATAGCTTCAATAGCTTGTCCATAATAATTAGAACCTAGTTGGTGATTAACATCCCAAAGTGAATAATCAATTTCATCGTCTGCTAATGCGAACTGAGTTATATTAAAGTGCTCAGAACCTTTTGCTAGTAATTCTCTACCTTTCTTGGTAAGAATAGCATCGACAGTAATTGTTGTTTTATCTAAATATCCCATTTTATTTCCTCTATTATATTTCTTTAATATAAATATACATTTAATTTATTTTTATACACTTCTCTGCATTGTTTGTCCAGTCGCTCTTAAATCACCATCTCTAGAGTTTCGATCAGATATTATTATAGCATTAGGATTAGTGTCAGTAACTTCAACAACTGGCCCTCCATCTACAGTACCAAGTACAGGCATATTAAAATCCGAACCTACAAGCTTGCAGCCTTCATAGAATAGCTTTCTAAATCCAGCTGGTTTATAATCCTGCACCTCTGCAGCCTCATGACTTCTACTTACGGGTCTTAAACCTGACCTATACCATCCGTTCGCGGATAATTCAGCTGGAGACCAACCACTCATACTAACAGCAGATGTTGGATTGCCTCCTGTACTTCCACTATTTCTCATATTATTTTTTGGAGCGAAGTAATAAAATTTTTCTTTTTTATATATTCTTGATAGTCTTTGATTATGATAATTTTTCATATTACCAAAATCTGCAAAATTATCTTTTTGTATATGTAATGGTGTTCCTGGCCAAGCTGGATAATAATTATTTGCCACTGCATACTGAGGTGCTAAGGCATGACCCATATATCTTGGCACAAGGTTTGTTTTATGGTCGTATCTATGCTTGAAAGCAGCCGTTGGAGATATTGTAGCTTGAGCAGTTTGTACATCCATAAGATGCTGTACATTCCAACCATTCTGCTGTAGTGTAGCATATCTTTGGTCACCTCTGTCTGTAAAGAATTCATAATTGTTTTCATATGAAGCACCGCCTTGTTGTATAAACGCATCTACATTAAAAAATCCAGAACCGCTTGTATGGTTATTGGTACCTTGACCTGAAGTGTGATTACTCTTCCATTGGTGCATGTATCTCCAAATATATCTAGAGCCATTATCTAAATCATGTCCACCAGGTGTTATACGAGAATCCATTACAACTACAAGCTCACCTTCAGATTGTTCTGTCGAACCATAATCAGAACCCGAAGGCCATATTCCTGTATGTGCGTTTAGAGCAACTGTACCTGCTTGGTCTGAACCTGTTGACCATACACCTGTCTTTGGGTCTTTCCATTGGTGACGAGGACCTCCTAGCAAAGTTGTCGTTGCAGTTATATCATAAAAACTTGTATCAATTTCGCCTTCATAATGCAACTCGTCTTTTGCAGAATCCAAAGCTTTTACCTTAGGTCTTTCTAATAAATTAGGTTTAACCAAAAGACCTACCTGAGCATTTGCTCTTGCAGGTAATATATGTTCTATCTGACTAAACAATGTATAATCTAGGTGTCGCAATATTTTTATATAATCATGAAATGAATAAGGATTTATGTGTTTATACCAATAATGATGTCTTAATATTCTAAGCCTTTTGTACTCATCATCTCTATAATCTAAAGGATTACCTACGTAATTACTAAATTTTGCACCTGCTATTTCTCTAGCTATATCCAAATCTATTTCAAAGTGAGGTGCGAAATAAACACCTAGTCTATTCGAATCAAGTGGTGCAGAATCAAATTGGCTTCTTTCATTTTTTCTTCTGCTATCTAATCTACCTGTAAGTACAGAGCTTTCTATTCTTGTTTTATCAGTATATTCTCTAGTACCTACCAAGTCTGGCATTGCTGTATAATATCTTTCCTCTTCATGTGGCCAATCTGTTTCAATATCCATTTCAAAACCACTGGCTGTCATGTTTGTTGTTAAGTCAGTAGCTGCTCCATAAAATCCAGCGTATGGATTTGAAAGTCTAGGAGCGGATGGTGCAGAACTTGATATTATTGCTTTTCCAGAATTTGCCTGCACTCCCCAACCTGAAGCATCAGATTGAGAAAATCTATTTAAGTCAGCACCTAAAGAATATCGAGTTGTTAATTGGCCATATGAGCCTGTAGCTCCATAACCTTGTATTTGTAAAGCGTCTCTTGTATGATTATGAAAAGGCTTTAAGTCATTCCAATAATCTAACGCAACTTGGTCTGCATAAGGCATGTGCCATGTTCTAACTTCTTGCATAGAACCTGAAAAATTACTATAAGGAGCTTCAACATTTGTAGCCAACCTACCTCCAAATAGTACTCGTGCACCTTTGTTCCAAGAACCTATAGTACCTTCTGAAATAGCTACATACATTGAGCCTGTATGTGTTATTCTATTGTTTGCATGGTCAGCTGCTTTAGCTATCGCAACATGTATATGATTCGAACCGTTGTATGAAGCTGTAGTTCTAGATAACTGTATGTTCCACCAATCATTGTCATAGAAAGGGAAGTAAGTTGACATTGTAGCTATACCACTAACACCATTATTTAAGTTAGTTGTTACTCTACCAAAATTATAATATCCTGAAGCTTTATTACTAGCACTTGGATGAGGTTCGATACCTACGTGCATTGTATTGGCCCAAGAAATTATAGAATACGAAGCTGGTGTCCAAGTATTAAATCTAACTTCAACTGCATCAGGTACCCTATTAGTTGCACCGTCCATTGGCGAGGCTGGTGCTTTTTGCCATTGAGCTTCAACGTGCTGACTTCCTGTAAATTCTAATGAATATGTGAACTTGTCATATTTAACGTATGAATCTTCAGATTTTAATTTCTGAGGGCCTCCATATTCAAATACACGTAAAAGTGTAGGGGGTAAACCATAGGTTGCAACTAATGCTTTTATACCTCTTTCGCTTCCTTTCGTTTTAAGAAGATATGGAAGATTGTTTAGCATCCGCTTCCAAGTCTCTCTCGACATTTCTTCTCTTGTAATAGAGCCAGACATCTGTTGGAGTGAAGCGTATGTATTTTTTATCGAACCTGATATTGCACCTGAAGGGCCTGGTATAAACGCTGATGACGCACCCAAACCAAAAGATGACGATTCGGCACCATAAGCTCCATCAGAATCTAACCCTAAAGCATATTCCCATAAATCTTGAAAATGAAAGCCTTGATACGATTCCCAGCCAAGAGAAGCAAGGACATTGTATACCAAGTCTTTTGATAGACCTTCGTATAAAGGATTATCTCTTTTATGAATTTGAAGTGATTGAGATAGATATCCCCAAACCTGGTCATAGTGCTGGCCAACCATGTTTGTAAACAATAAATAGTTTGAGTTGGCTTCATCTTCTCGTATGTGAAAAGGTATTGTATTTTCTAGATTGTGTTCATTCTTTACAGTATCCCAATCTAAAGCGACGTTTGACTGAGAAGCAAACCATGCAGTGGCTTCGGTCGAATCAACTGTAGCATTTATAAATGGTTTTGATGTATTTTCTTTTGGCCATGTTTTAGGATAAAACTCTCCTACAGATTCTGAAACATAAGATGACGATTCGTAATATAAGTACTTTTCATATCCATCGAATCCATTTTTTACAGCTTCGATTTTATCTTCATACTCTGCTATATTTGTATTACCGAACGTTGTTGGTGTTGGCATAGCGTTTAACACGACTAGAGAAGAAGAGTATTGTTCTAGCAACCTCATTTTATATTTGAAGTTTTCGAGTCTTTCAACAGCAGAGCTAAAGTGTACAAAGTTTTTATAATGTCTATAATCTACATTGTTTTCTGTTTGTGTCGCAGATTGAGATATAAACTTATTCATTAAGCTTTGTTTATTATTTTTATTAGAACCTAATATATCATTCCAGCTTTGCCATCCTGATTCACCTACTTTTAATGGAGTATTTAATTCGAAGTTAGGCTTAAGAGTTCTTGTTCCTTGAGCCTTTTCTTCAATTGGTATCAGCTTTATAGCTTGACCAATTGAATCTATCATTTCTTTTACAACCCAAAGATTATCTTTAGGTAAAATGTCTTTTGGTAACGCTTCATATAGCTTAAATATTATGCCATCACCTTCTTCACCATCCCATATCCAGTTAACAACCACTGCTTGCTTGTCAGAACCAAAGTTAAGCAGTAAATCATCTAAACAATGTGCTAATCTAGATTCATTGTTGGTCGATATTCTACTTTCATAAGAACCTTTTTTACCACCGCCTCCAGATTTCTTTTTAGCAAATTCTTTTATATCTGATAAAAATGTTGCGTTTGTATCTAGTGATTTTACTCTAACTTCTTTACGTGATGGAGATATTTCTGATATAAATAATTGCTCTACTCCTTCTTGGCCAAGTATATTTCTAAAGAAATTATATTTTACATTATAATCTCCTTTTGTATATCCAAACGATCGAATACCGCCGTGTAAATCTAAAGATACATGAGGGGTTGAGACATTGTCATAATATTGTAATTGGTATCTATCTTGATATTCAGAATCAAGTAGCGTTTCACCACCATAAACGTGCATTTCTACAACGTCGGTAGCATGCTGGCCGAAATTTGTATATATCTTTTTTCCAAGTATATTCTTGGAATCCTGTGGTTTATATCTGGTTATTCTTTGTGCCATATTCTATCCGGGTGTAGGAAAGTCCCATTCATAGGACCTATTGTCTTTATCAAAATACCATTTATTGTTAGATGCTCTGTAATATACTCTTACAAATTCATCGTTCTCATAGTCATAAGAGAATTTGTTCGCGAAAGGCGTATATCGTTCATCATGCTCATTGTCTGCCCTTTCGACCCAAGTATATTGACCTGTAAGTATTTCCTGGTCACCTACAGTCATTTTAACTTCTCGTATCTCACCAGGTCTTCTTACATATAATTCAAATGCTTTAGAAAATACTCGACCATTTATATTGCTAGCTTCTAATGTATATGTACCTATAGAATCTCTTTGTATGTTGCTTATTTTAAGCTCTCTTGTATTACTTACAATTTTTTCTATAACATTGACATCGTAGTTTTCAGTACCTGAACTAAATCTCCAAGTATATTTTATATTTTCTCTGTTAGGTTCAGTTTCGCCAAATGGTATAAAGTTATAAGCGTTTGCAACAACAAGAAGCTCGTGATTAGCCATAATTGCGTATTGACCTTCTTTACCTTTTAGTCTAGGTATAATTGGAGGTTCATTCATAAGCATGTTTGTATTCTGTCGACTTCCACCTACTATTTGTCCAGAAATATTTCTTATTTCTAAGAAGTCAATTGTAGGTAAGTCATCAGATGTAGTAGGCACAGTAGATTCTAACTCTGTTATTTTCATGTCATCACCTAAGACTTTTTCTGCTGATGCTCGCTGTATACATCCTCGGCCTGAAGCTATAGTAAACATTTTCCAATCAACTTCAAATGCCTCGTGAGATATAAGAACACCTCCTTCTGACATTTGCTCCTCATTCAAATCTGCATCAAGAGGAAAGTCTGTCATGTGAACACCATTTGGTTTGAATGTGTCTTCGCTTCCAAATTGAACTTCTATGTTTTGATATAAATCTCTTATTGAAGGCTCTGTAACTTCCTGTACAACTTCTTTGGACGCACCGTCACCGACTCGTGTTGTTTTAACATGATAGTCTTTACCTACAAATGATTTATCTCGTCTTACACGTCTGCTTTTAGCACCACCTGCTCTTGACATGTTTTTGTTATATGCCATTTATTATCTCACCACCTTAAATGTATCTTTAATATCATAATATGAATAATCTGTTGATGCTGTTGTAGGTCTATGTCTTAACTGTATTCTATAATCTCTTTCTTCTATTAAGCTGTCTGAATATATTTCAAAGAAATTACCTTTTGTTGAGTGACAAGAAAGAGCTGTGTATGTATTATCAAAATGTATAACTCTTTCACTTGTCTTGCAATCTATAATAGAATAACACATTGTGTTTTGCAGTGTATATTTTACAGCTAACGCTGCTGATGTATTTCCATAGGTCTTTACAGGATATTTTAATCTTCCTTGAGTCCAAAATTTTATTTTGCCTCCTCGTTTATAAGAACCTCTGTTGTTTTTGAGATAGAAAAATATATTACCAGTATCTGACATATCTAAAGTACTTAAACTACCAACGGCCCATGACTGATCGCTCCAACATATCTCTAATTTTGGAGGATATATTGTATGTGTATTTCTAGAAAAATATTGAATCATTCCATATTTGTATTTATCATGTTCAAAACTAGTTTGGTTAGCAGCAGAGCTACCATAACCAAAAGAGCCTGAAAGCTTTATTAGAAAACCGTTGTTTGTTATTGGGTTTCCACTAGAACCAATAGCTTCTGATTGACTCCAGTCGGAAAGTATATCTTTTACATTAACTCTCATATCTAAACTTTCGTTTGGATTTGTATTGTAGTTATATTCATGTACAGCAACAGAAGAAGTCCACCAAGTACCACCACCTTGATTTGTTACACCATTTGACATTGTTTCTCCTGCAACTAATTGTGCGTTTATTATCGGCCAAGCGTGTCCAGTTGTGTCCTCACCTTTGTAGTTTACCCAACTAATACCATCTGTTGTTTTAGGTCTGTTACCTGCACGGCCAACTCCTACATCCCAATTTTTTGAAACAGGGTGTATACTTAAACTATGGCTTCTTGGTATTGCTGCTCCTTCAGTTGCAAATAAGTTTAGATATGCAGAGTCTCTATCCGAACCGTCTGAACTCTGTGTTTCCCAAACACTAGCAGTTCCTATAATTGACCAATCAATTGGAAAATATAATAACATTCTAGAATTATACGTATTGACTGTTTGTGATGAAGATATTGTCTTACCTCTTTCAAGTATTTCATCTCCACCGGTATTCATCCACTTTGTACTTAATCCAGTAGAAGCACCTGAGCCTTCATATATTGTCGCATCTCTTGAAGCTGTTATTGTGTATATCATTTTAGTATCCCACTATTCTACCTTTGATGTCATTGTCAGGATATGCAACTTCAAATATAGAAGGGTCCATAGAAGGATATATTATTGCATCTCTTGTAGCACCTTTTATATCATATATATTTCCGCTATATCCATTATCAATGTCATAAAGATTGTAAATTCTTAAATTCTTTACTGTTTGTACACCTTCGATCTTATCTAATTCGGTAGCTATTTTAGGTAGCATTATTGGCTCGTTTATAGACCAGTTATCAGGGTCAAAAATACATTTAAGCTTGTCTATACAATGTAAAAGTACCTCTTTATTTTGATAGCCTGGTCTTGGAAGTATAGAAAAATCTACACCTATATTGATAACGTGAGCCGTTTTTATATTTATAGCATCTGTCAACATTCTATATTGTGACAAGTAAGTTTGAAGGTTCGCCTTTGCCAAATCCGTCATTGGTACGCATCTTTTATCTTTATCATATGCTAATGCATATAGATTTATAGCTAAAGGATTTTTAATTTCATGTGTACCTACAGTCTGCATCCAGTACTGCTCGTCTTTATCTAAATATGCCTTTGAAACAGAGCCATATTTTGGTGGCATTGCATATACTCTCGCAATATAATCTTCTCTTGTAACTGCTCTGTTTTGAGATGAATAATGTGCAAGTGCATTTTGTCTTATATCGTCTGTTGTTTCTTCTGAACGTCCTCCAACTGCAGGTTGTAGATTTATACATGCTAATGAGTTTTTAACAACGGTAACTTTTCCTGCATCTAATTCATCTGTGTCTAACCAATAATAATCCCCGTCTTTAACTATTTCATTTATTTTTCTAGCTGAAACATTAGATGCCAAACCTCCACCTTCTAAATATCTTACTGTTAATGTGCAATCCATAGGGGCCTGGCCATAAGCTCTTGTAAACATTGTATTTGTAGGGTCAAAAGCTATATCAACGTAAGTAGTACCATTCATATAATTTGCAGAAGTATTACCATAAGGTAATGCCATACCTATATTTTCAGGGTTAGGAACTATAACCTCATCGGGCTGTGTAGATATACCTGCTCCGAACCATATTTGTGTATAGTTATCGGCTTTAACGTGAGTAGTAAATCTCCTTGATGTTCTTCTAAGCTTTAATATATATGGAGCATCATAATTATATACAGACATTTCAGGGTCTGCGGCCCAGTTGTTAACTACGTCTTCAAATATATTATCTTGAGCAAGATATGGTACTTCATACCATTTGTTACCTGCATCGTCTTTTATATCTAACACACCTATTACTTTTGTTGAGTCAAGCTGAATTTTATCAAATTTTCTTGGGTCGTCAAATACAAATTCCTCAGATTTAACTTCACCTGCTATTGCTGATACTTCTTTTTTCAATAAAAAATATTCAGGGTCGCCAGAACCGTCAACTTTATATACTGTAACTTCTCTACGACTCTGAGGTGTGTCTTGTTTGAAGTCGACAGAATCTTGAGTCATGAAAACTTCATTTGTTTTTGTCTTCACTTCTATTCCAGACATTATTTCCATTGCATATCTAAAATCAGGCTGCATTGTTGCTGAGTCTACTGGAACTACTTGGTACATTGACATGTTTACGATAGCAGGTACAACTGGCTTAGTTGTATACCCTAACGCTCTTGCAATATCTATAATATTAGTTCGCTCTTCTGCGTGAACCAATAAACTTTCTTTAAGCTGTGAGTCTACATAATAAGATAAAACGTCTCCTACATAAGCTGACATTTCTATAAACATCATACCTGGTGATGATTCATTAAAGTCATTATATGTATTAGGAAAATAATTTTTTGTAAAATTTATTAGGTTCCGTCTGAACTCACCAAAATCTTTACTTAAATATTTTACATCCTTTTTAAC